GAACCTGCACCTAACAAGAAAGCCTTGTCAACGGCGCGAGCAACACGACGAACCATACCATCACGGATGATTGGCATCAAAGCCAACAAAGAATCTTCTTCTTCTTCGTATGCTGTATACTCGTTTGTGGCAAGTTTATAAGCATTCAAAGTGATTTCTTTGAGAGCGTGAGTAGCAGTTGTACCAGCAGAAGCACCGGCTGCACCAAGGGTAGCAGGAACGGCGCCAAAGTTGGCATCAGTAACCCAAGTAGCAGTACCTGCTTCTGGATTCACTGGAATGGTCATCACGTTGGTTTGCATAGCAATGTTGCGGAAAATAGGAGCAACAACTAAGCGACGACGAACTTCAGACTCAAGGTTCAAAGAAACTTCGAGTTCCCATGTAGCTGAAGGCACGTGAGCACCGTATTTTTGCACTAAGTCACGACCAAGGCGTGTGCTGTCGATTGACTTGCCAGCCATTTTAGCCAACATAACTGCCTTTTCTTTGTCACCATAAGACATACCGTCTTTGGCTTCTTGGAAAGACATTTTTGATTTTGTGATTGCTTCGATTTCTGAAGCTTTTTCTTTCAAAGAAGCCTCTAAACCAGCGATAACTGATTTGCTTGACTCTTCAGCAGTAGCTAAACGCTTCTCAACTTCTGCCATCAAGCGCTCAGCACCTGTGTCACCAGTAGAGATAGAAGCAACAGCGGCTTTAACGCGTGCATCTAATTCGGCTTCTGTTTTTTCAGCAGCGGCTTTTTCAGCCAATTGTTTTGCCTGTGTATCGGCGATGGCTTTAGCAGTGAGCTCAGCCGCTTTGTTAGCTGCATCAGCCAACATTTGTTCTAATTGTTTAGGATCCATTTCCCATTCCTTTTTAATTTCGCCGATTGCTTCCGTTGAGGATTCTAGCCCTTTAGCTGAATCGCTGTCGGGTGCAAACTGCATTTTGAAAGATTTAAATTCTTCGGCTGTATCAAACGCCTTAGAAAGACTAAATAGTGTATTTTGATTAGCTGGTACAGACACTACTGAAATTTCGTGTAGTTCTAGCTCTTTTACCACAAACAACTCTTTGGCTGCATCATATTCCGCATCTACGATTCGGAAGCCGATACTAAATGCCGTTAAGATGCCATCTTTTACAAGATCAAAAACTTCGCCAGCAGCTGAAGAAATTCTGGCTTTAACCCATAATCCCTTGCTGTCAACTCTGTGATCTACCATCCTACCAACTGGCTCGCTATGGTCATGATATGCCAAAATTACTGGATTCTTCAAATAATTTTGTATACCCTTTTTCCATACACTTGCTGGGACAATGTCGCCTTGTCTATCAATGTCATCGGTACTTGCGTACCCTTCGATTGTTATACTAGCTGTCTTTTCGTCGGTGGTATCGCTCTTGATAAATGAACTGTTTAAAAACAGTACTTTACTTTTATCTACCATATTACCCCTTTATTGCTGATTATCTGTGGGCCTACCACCTGTCGACGGATCAGCAGCCGAACCCGCAATATTGGCGGGTATTCTTATTTCGTCATTACCTGTAATAGGTTCATAACGTAATTCTTTTCTTGCTTCATTAGCTGTAATGATGCCTGCATTGACTAAAGTCGAATGATAAGCAGCAATATCTTTTAATTCTGGTTGTAGTGCTGACACTGATGAAGTAATAGCTTCAATGTCATATCCAAAGTATCGTTCTAGGCTTGATGTAAACTTACGAACAACTGGCATTACTGTTTCTAAATAAAATAGTCTTAGATTAGGCGAGATGTTAGCGTTATTTCCACCAGCTAATAAAATGGGTGGGATACCTATACATTGCATAATAAATTCGTTGTGCGTTTTAATAGACTGATCAAAGTCCATGTCTTTGAAGTTTTGATTTGATACATTTGCAGGCTTCAATCCTGAGTCCAAGATAACTGGACGCTTGCCGCCTTGTTTAGTTGAATATTTCTGTAACCAGTATTGAATTGTTTTTTCTTTTGCAACTTGTGAAAGTGTATTTTCTGACGTTAAAACTAAGCCAAATACAGCTCCGTTTTCAAAGAAGTTTTCTTGGAAGTCTTTCATTGCGTACAATGTAGCAATGCTTCGTTGTGCTGCTTCTAATCGTGAAGCACCACGATATATTGATTGTGAATTTAAATCACGGAAGTGAAACACTTCTGCTTCTTTAAAGTCAACCATACCGTTGTAACGATATCCACGTATAAACGTTTTTACATCGGTTAAAATTTCTGTTGAAGCTGCAGGCAAGTGGTACATAAATACACCATCAAAGTGTATGAATACATTACCTTCTAAGATCAAGTCTGTGAAGATTGCTTGGCGAAATTCTTGAATACTTTGATAAGGATTGGGTCGAAAGTTCAAAAGTGTGTTTAGTGACTTTTGACGAATTCCTGTAACAACGCCTTCTGTGATCTTATCTTTTACGTCGTAATCTAGCGAGCCAGCTGCATTAACAAGCATACTAACTGAACGATTAACGGCTTCTAGTTTCTGAAAGCTTTGACGATATGTTATCTTGCTTTCTGAACCAATTTGCGTACCTGCTTCTTGAGCGATACGCGTTTGTGCTGGATTAAGTTTTTCAACAATCCAGTCTGTAAATCTTGACATAGTTTTCCCTTAAGTGAACTCACTGAAAAAACTACCAAAGCTCTTTTTAGGCACAACTGTCTCAACAGTACCGCCAGTATGTTTTGCACGCTGCGTCTCTATCCAGTGAGCCTGTTTGGGTTCACTGCCAGGGCGGGGAGCTTTACCGTAAACACTGTGTAACGCTACATGATGACGATTACAAAGGGTGTAAACTTGGTCATATAACTCTACTCGGTGCTCATCAATAAACTCATCTCGCACAGCTAAAATACCGGCATCTGTTGAAATATCGTAACCTTTAGCTTCAGACCATTTATCTAGGAGTATAGTAACTGAATGTAGGTGATGGAGTTCTAAATCTGTAACAGAGCCACAAATGCAACACTCCGTTTTTTTCTCGTAGGCTGCTTTGGCCCTATCACGAACCCACTTTACAGGGATTCGCTTATTTGTGTTTTTTGCCATTATTTCAAAGTACTCCACAATTACCTAGTATTATAGCAGAACAGCAACAAAAAGTCAATGCACAAATTTTTTATGGCATTAAACAGTATAGGTGTACAGTGCATATCGAACTGCATCAGCCATGTGACTGTAATCATCATGCATTGGTCGTTCACGTTGTAACCCCTCACGTTGATCCCAGCGATACTGGTCAAACATGGCTCGCACGTTAGTGCAATGTGGGGCAACCTTTAATCGACCTTGTTGTAGTAAGGTCTGAACATACGCAATGCCTGGTAAGACATCTTTTTTAGCTTTGGTAGTTGAAATGTTGTACAAGTAAGCAAGGTCGCCAGCAAACTGTGCAGCGGCCGAGTCAATAAAAGTTACTTCAACGCCATGCTTTTCATTCATTTGAGTAAATGCTTCTGCGTGTTCGGCAGTAGTCTTTTCCGACATTAGGTATTCATCGACAATAAAAAAGCAATCGCGGTTCCAATCGTACACGATAGCGCAATAAGCAGTAGCGTCTCTGTAACCAGGGTCGCATCCAGCAAACGCCTCACCTTTAATATCTTCTGGAATGTCAATAACATCTGTATCCTGTAGTGTGTAAATCTGACCCTCAAATACGGAAAATGAGGCTAAATATTCTTGTTCGAACTCTGACTTTGACATTGAGCGTCGCGCTTCGGCAACGTCTGACTCAGCCATGCGAGTATTCTCAGTGTAATCTGCTTGCAGCGAGATCCACTCGGGGAAATTGGGATCAAAACCACGCTGCCAAAATTGTGAAAACCAATTGTTACGACCACGAGGTGTGGAGATAAAAATAGCTTTAGCTTGTGGCTTGTCCAGTGTAGGTCGTAAGGCAACATTAAAAGCGGCTTCACCGCCTTCGCCTAAGGCAGCCTCGTCAAATATGATTAAGTCATATGATCGACCAACAGTACTATCAACGGTACTAAGAGAACCCATACGAATGGTAGAACCGTT